TGCCTACTCTGTTGTGAGCGACTAGGCCCCGCTGCCCGAGAGGCAGACCAGAACCGTCGACCACGTTGGGGATGAACTCCACGGAGGTCCCAATACGGTCGAAGATGACGAACTGATCCCAGGCGCCGAGAATCGCCAGCACCGTCCCGGAGGTCGTCGCGGACGCCATGTCCGAGGCGGCCACCTTCGGCGAACCGAGCAGACGCTCGGAACTCTGCGAGCTGAAATCGCTCCAGAAGAGCGACCCGTAAGAGCCGGTGCTCATCTGCCGAATGGTGTTGAACGTCGCCTTATTGGCGACCCACGTGGCGGAATCCTCGTACCGTGACGGCACCGCGTTGACGACCGCGAACACGTCGGCGACAGAGGCCGAGGTGAACGAGCCGCGGGTGGTGGCGGTCACGGTTGAACCGGCGGTGGCGCTGATGGCAGTAACGATGCCCTTGGGCGCACCCGAACCGGAACCCGAGATGAACGCGGTTCCTTCGGCGAAATCGAACGACTCCGCGATCAGACCCGGCAACTGGGTTGCAAGGTTGGAATCCTCGAAAATCTCATAACTGGCCGTCACGTAGGCGGTGAGTGCCGCCGCGGTGATCGACGGCCCGGCAAACGTCGGAGTGCCGTCAGTGAAAGCGCTATTCTCCGCTTTCCAGTACGTCGTCACGTTGCCGACGCCGACGCCGTGCCAAACGTTCTGGGTTCCGGTGACCACTCGGGAGATCTGCCGCAGCGGGTTGCGCGTGGCAGTTCCGGTGTGGATCAGGGTGGGATCCAGAAGGGTCGGCAGGGCGTAGCCGCCGGTGGAGCCGGTGCCGATGGCGGCAGAGGCGCGCACAGCTGCGGCCTGCTCCGGGGTGTACATCGGCATGCCCTGCGAGCGCACGAACTCCTCGAAGGCGCTGCGATAGGCAGGCGATCCGTGCACCAGCGCGTAAGCGGCAGCGCCTGGGATCGTCTCGACCTTGCGCACAGCCTCGGCGACATGATCGTCGGAGATGCCGCGCACCTTGGTGTCGCTGAGCGCGGTCACGGCGCGGGCGATGATGTCCTCGGACCGGTCATCGGCGCGGATCTGTTCCACGTTTTCAAACGGATCCTTGCGGATGAGCACCTGCGGGCCGGCGTTGAATCCGGGCTCCACGTTGGCCGAATTGAGGGCGGCACGCTTGATCTCCTCGACCTTTTCGGATCGGGCGACGAGCGCATCGTGCGCGGTCTTTTTCTCGTCCCACAGGGCGAGCAGCGCCTCGGATCGGGCGACCTGCTCCTCAGTGGGAGTTTCTACGGCTTCCAGTTCGATCAGTTCAGCGCGGAGCGCTTCCAGCTCGACTGCCGAAGCCTCAATGCTGGGGTTCATTGGATGCCCCTTTCTCGCAGTTGCCTGCGGATTGAGTTTCGTCGGATGAGTAGCCGACCGTTAGAGTGCGCGGCGCGCGGGTCCACGTCGGATGGTGCATTTCTTCCCGGCGACGCCGGGGAGCAGTTGGGGCAGTCGCCTGCCGTGCAGCAGTCGCAGGTGCAGTCGCAGCCTGCTGCTGCGGGCGGGTCGGCAGGTTCGCCTCCGCCGTCGATGTTCACCTCGAGCTCGATGGTGGTGCCGCGCTCGCAGGTGCATCCCAGATTCCGCACGCCCACGATGGCGGCATCCTGATAGGCCGGGATGGGGGTGGGGCCGTATTCGGTCATGGCGATCTCGTCGCGGGTGACTGTGGTGAGGTCGCCGTCATCGGACATCCGCCAGCCGCCTGGGGGCGCTTTGGGGTTGGAGGAGACGAACCTGCCGGCGAAGGATTGCCCGGTGATCGCGCCGGAGCGGATTGCCTCGAGGGCTTCCTCGGCCAGTGCGTTTTTGTTGTAGCGCGTGGAGGTGAACACTCCGCGCTGATCGGCGCGCACCTCGATGGGGGTGCCGATCGGCATGGAGCCACGCTCGGATGGGGTGCCGTGCAGCGTTAGTCCGTGATTGAAAAACACTCCGAAGCGGGTGCCCTGTAGCGCGATGGTGCGGTCGAACGCTGTGGGGGCGATGGTCTCGAGGTAGGTGCCCTCGCGGTCGGAGATGACGGTGGGCGAATTGAACACCGCGGCGTAGGCATCCACGGTTCGCCCATCACCACCGGATCTCACGGAAATGTCATCCAGGAGGTAGGTGCGCAGAAATCTGCTGCTCACGGGGTCGCCCCTTTCGGCGGAGGTGTTGTGCCTGGCGGTTGCAGCTGCACACTCAGCAGGCCGGTGTGCTGTAGCAGGGTCATGTCGCCCGCGGTCAATGCGGCGGTGATCGAGGTGGCCTCGTAGCCGGCCATCAGCAGCGTGGAGGCCGCGCCGGCGAGGACCTGCATGGTGTCGGCGCGGTCTTTCTCGCCCTCGCGCAACGCGCCGATATCGGTGGTGTCGTACCAGAGCCGGGCACCGGTGGGGACGTTCACAAGCTTGGTCAGCGCCGCGCAGGCCGAGCGCCAGTTGGGGCGCATCGTGACGTCGGCAAAGCGGCGCATCGCGATGGCGTAGTTCGCATAGGTCGCGGCGTCGAGCCCGGACTGGATGCCCACGACAATGGCCGGCACTCCGCCGGCGGCCACGATGCGGTTTTCGCCGGCGGCCTGTAGGGCGGTAAAGGTCATGGACTCGAAGGTGTTGCCGATGACCTGGAAGTCAGCACCCTGGTCGAGCACCGCGGTTTTCCAGCCCTCCACACCTCCGTAGCGGGCATCCCACCTCGAGGAGATCTGCTCCACCGAGCCGGGGGCCAGCTTTTGCGCGTACTTGATGAGCGCGTTAGGTGTGGCCTGATTGGCGAAGAATTCGCGCTGGTAGGCGGTCATGGCGCGGTCGGCATTGATCTCGCGCACGACGGGGGTGAGCCAGGACATGCCGCGGAATTCCGAGAGCGGATCCGGGATGGGCGACCAGTGGGCGACCTCGTCCACGGGCAGGAATTCCACGAGGTCCACACCGCGACCCTGCGGATAGTGCAGGTAGCCGGCGATCTGCGAAGTGTCGGAGCCAGCCCAGCCCACCTGCTCGGTGCGGACGATGTCTACCCAATCGGGGCGCAGGCGGTATAGGCGCGCCTCGTTTGACGGCCGCCAGATGAAGGCATTGCCGGCCAGGGAGACGTCTTGCTCCATGCGTGCGAGGAGTTCGCCGGTGGTGCCGCCTGGCCAGGGCTCCTCGAGGATGGCTAGATCCGCATTGCCGAACAGGCGTTTGGTCGCGAGGTCGCGCCACTTGAACTCGGCCTCGGTAAACAGCGACAGGCGCGCGAGGATCGTGGAGAATACAACCCCGTTGGCTGCGTAGCCCTCCGAGGCGTAGGCCTCGAAGGTGGGCAGGATCCGTTCGATGGTGCCGGCTGCCTGGTAGGTGGTGCTCAGGGCGGTGCCCCACGAGGAGGTTGCCGAGGGCTCTGGCAGAGATCTGGTGGCGAACCTGTCGATGAGCCTCACTGGCTACCTCCGAAATCCCAGAACAGGGCGAACGCGCACAGGGCGAGCCCGGCGACAATGACGCCCAGCGGGGGAAAGATCCAGGCGATGCCAGTGACCACGGCGATAGCCCCGGCGAGTAGGAGGCACAACTGGAGCACGAGGCCTCCTAGACGAAATAGATCTCTGGGCTGATGGGTGCGCCTTCGCGGCTCATCCAGAGCCAATGCGCATAGGTGCTGGCCACGAGCGGGGAGATGTCCACGGTGGAGTCCTTGCGGGACCACTTCCACCCATCGCCCACAGCCCGACGTGATGCGCCACCGATGGCTGCGAGGAGCTCGGGCTCGCCGCGGTGGTGGAGCGTCTGCTCATTGATGGCTGCGATGAAGGCCCCGCAGGCGCGGATGGTGTCCTTGCCGTCGAGCAGTTTCAGCGGCAGCCCTTCGCGCTCCAGTTCCGGAAGCAGCGCACCGATGGGGCCGGCGGGATCCAGCCCGAATTCGGCGACCGGATGGCGCGCGGCCAGCTCTGCAAGGCGCTCGGGCAGCCAGCCGGCTCCTCGGCGACGCTCGACCACCTCGAGGACTCCACCGCCGCAGGCGACAATGGAGGACCAGGCCTGATTGGGGCCAACATCCACGGCGAGGCTCAGTTCGCCGGTGGGCGCGGCATCGGATTCCAGGGCTAGCCACTGGTCCACGTCGAAGTCTCCGGCCTCGGCAGGCTCATCCCACCAGCCCAGGAACTCCCGGGCGAACTCCTCAGGCGGCAGCGCCTGGCGGAAGGCCACGAGCGAGTCCTCGGTGATGCGCCGGCCAAAGGCAGGATTGGCGGCTATCCAGCGGTTACGGTCGTCCAGGGCGCAGCCGGGGGTGCGCAGCGCATGCTCGCAGCCCTCGAGGGTGCAGCTGCCGGGGTTGGGGTCGCCCCACTCGAAGTAGGCCAGCCGCTTGTCGGTGCCGGCACGGCCGCGGTCGCGGATGCCGCGCAGCACGTCACTGTCGACCATGCCGGCGGAAGATCCATAGAGCACCTGCGGATCTGGGCGTGCGGCCAGCGTTGGCAGCAGCGCGCCCATGTGGACAGGGCGCAGGGCGAAGGCTTCATCCAGCACGACCTTGTCGCCGGTCAGCCCACGGCCACCGCCTTTGGTCCTGGCTTTGAAAATCAATCGGCAGCCATTGAGCAGTTCCACGGCCTCGTCGCCGTTGCCCCGGTAGATGGCTTTGACCTCGCGATCAAGGTCCGGGGATGACTCGATGAGCTCGGTCATGTCGCGGAAGGCCTCTTGGGCGGTCCTGAATTCGTGGGCGGACCACACCACGAGGCGCTGCTCAGTGAGGAAGAGCCAACCCAAAGCGCACATTTTTGCCACGGCAGTCTTGAGGTTTTGCCGGGGCGCGATCACGCAGGACTCGAAAGCGACCGAGTCGCCGTGGCGGTCGAAGGCGAACACTTGATCCAGCACCATGCGCTGCTCGGGGTCCGGGTCGAAGCCGGCCAGCGCTGCGATCTCGGCGACCTCAGGCCCGCAGGTTTGGTGATACTCGAGCAGGGCTGACCAGGAGGGGCGGACGGCGGTCAGGCTAGGCATGTTTGGCTGCGCGGCGGGCGCGTAGCTCATCCATGGGTGAGGCAACGGCGTTGGCGCCCTTGGTGGCTGACTCGAGGGTGGACTCGAGCTGCTTGGCCAGGGCTGCCAGGGCGCTGCCGGGATCCAGGTTGGAGTCGATGCGGGTGGCTAGGGCGAGGGCGGTCTTGCCCAGGGTGGTGTCCTCGCGGCCTGCCTCGGTCAGCTGCGCCAGGGTGGCCTCGCGCACGCTATCGGTGGGGCGTGGCTTCAGGGCGACGAGGGCGGCAGCCTTGCCTCGAGGTGGGGAGCACTTCTCGCAGCGTTTGCGGGGGCGGCCTTGACCGTTGCGCTTCAGCGGTCCGCCGCAGATGGAGCACTTCACGCTCAGTCACCGCCTCACGGTCGCGCCTGAATGGCAGGAATCTTGGGTATGCATAGGCGTGCATGAATATGCATAGGCCATGCATGGAGTGGGCCGGTCGCGCATAGCCCGGGTGCGCAGAGAGGGAAATGCGCTTG